CATGGGCGGTCACCTCACACGTTCGGGCGCGCGCTCGGATGAGAAGCTCCTACCCGGACAGGCGAAGGACATGACCACGAATTGGGGCCCCTACGAGCCCGCCATACGGCGCTGGGAGGCCGTTCTCGGCCGTCGGGCCCCGTCACCCACGGAGCCCAACAGCAAGGGCGGACAGCGCCTCTCGCCGGCGTTCACGGAGTGGATGATGGGCGTCCCCGAGGGCTGGGTGACGGGTGTGCCGATCTCCCGCAACGAGCAGCTCAAGGCGTGCGGGAACGGAGTAGTCCCCCAGCAGGCCGAGGCCGCGCTGAGGGACATGCTCGAGGCGTTCGGGCCTCAGTCTTCCGTGTAGGCGAGGGCGAGGTCGTAGATCGCGTCGCCGATGAGGGGCCGGATCGCTGCCATGACGGCGTCGTACCGGTCGGCCTGTTCAGGTGTGAAGTAGAGGCCGGTGCCGTCCTCGTTGAGGATCTCGTGGCCGGAGTCGTCGGGGTGGAACGTCCCGACCTCGACGGCCATCGTTTCGTAGGCGTTGCGGGCGTCGTTCTCGTCGACGATGTCGGCGGGGTCGTATTCGAGGATGAGGTTCGGTTCCATGGCTACTGTCCTAGGTCTGCGACTTCGTTGCGGAGGGTCTGGAGGTCGACGAACGCGGTCATGTAGTCGCCGTCGATGTTCTGGACGCGGACGGCTGCCATGGTGCGGCCGGTGAGCACCTCGAAGTGGAGGACGATGGGGTCGCCGTCCGCGTCGGGGATCTCGGCGCTCATCTTCGGGTGGCGGATACCGAGGCCGGAACTGGCCCGCTCGCCGTCGGCGAAGACCACGAGCGCGTCGAAGGCGCGGATCTCGAGGATGGTCGCGTGTTCCTCCCATCGCTTCACGATGTAGCCGCGGGCGTCTTCGGCGTGGCGGACGACCATGACCGTATCCCCGACCTCGAAGCCCTCCTCGGCGACGCGCGTCTCCCACGCCTCGCGGTCGGCCTGGACCTTCTTTGACGTGTTCCGGGTTGCCATTGTGCTGCCCTCCTGTGTGCGTTTTTCCTAACACATCTAGACTCCCATAACGGGGGGCTAGATGCAAGTCCTTTTTTCAAACTAGTCCACCCACGAAGGGAACCCCCCATGTTCGAGTCGAACCTGTTCCAGAAAGCCATCCTCTGGGCGCTGAACCGTCGCGAAAGCACCGGCGGCCACATGTACGAAGGCACCGTCCCCGACGCCGTGAAGGCCCGCCGGCGGGCCGCTGACAAGCGCGCCAAGGCCGCCCGCAAGATCCACCGGCGGTCCCGGTGAACGCCGAACGCGTCAAGGCCCTCGCCGCGCACCTCACCGCCGCCGCCGACCTGGCCGCCGCCATCCCCGAGGACAAGGGCGGGTGGCAGGTCATCCGCGAGCTGCGGACCGAGCTGCGCCTCGCCGCCCACGAAGCCAACGCCCTCGGCGAACCCGAACCCGCCCACACCGTAGGAGCCGACTGACCATGATCCACCTCTACCTCGACATCGACGGCGTCCTCAACGCCTACGACCGGCTCGAGCACACCCCGTCCGACTGGCCGAGCGGCTACCGGCCCATCATCGCCGGCGGATACATCCTCATCGTCGCCGACGACTGCGTGGCCCGCCTCAACGCGCTCATCGCCGAGCACGGCATCGTCCCCCACTGGCTCACGTCCTGGGAGAAGACGGCGCAGGAGGCCGGACCCATGATCGGGCTCAAGGGGTCCGAGTCGTGGCCGTGGTTCGAGGCGCGCGGGTTCACCCAGCGCGCCTGGACGAAGCACACGTCGATCCGGGACCACCTCGAGCAGACCCAGCCCGAGCTCGCGTTCTGGCTCGACGACGACCTCGCCCACGTCCGCACGGCGCGGGAATGGGCCGACCAGCACCCGGGCCTGCACGCCTACGCCCCCGACCCGACCCACGGGATCACGCCGGCCATCCTCGACGACATCGAGCGGGCCATCAAGGCGCACGCCGCACGCGGCCCCTACGAGGGCGGCAAGGCCACCCTCATCGCCGAGCACGAGGCCACGGAGCGTGGCTGACGCGTTCGCCGCCGGCGAGGCCCGCTGGCTCGAGGAACCGGACCGCCTATGCGAGGTCTGCCTCGAGCACCCCCAGACCGCACCGGACGGCGTATGCGATGACTGCGCGGCGGACCGGCTCGCGGAGCAGGACCACTGAAAAAAGGAGCACCACCCCATGAGAAGAAGAAGACTCGCCACCCTCGGCGGCGGCACCACCGCGATCGCCGCGCTCGCCCTCGTCAGCGCCGCGATCCTCGGCGCGCCGGCGGCCAACGCCGGGACGAACATCGGCAACCTCGAGGCCGAGACCATGACGTCCGTCCAGGGCTACGGCACGACCGTCTACAACGACGCGAACGCCTCCGCCGGGAAGGCACTCAAGGTCGACTCCAACGTGACCGTGAAGGGCACCGTAACGAGCAGCGCCGACGCTGACTCGTTCTGGATCACGGCCCACACGGACTCCGGATCCGGCACGGCGACGATGAACGTCATCATCGACGGGACCACGATCGCCACGAACGCCGGAGTCGCCCTGTCCAGCTGGGCAGGGTACAAGTTCGACGGCACCTGGGCCGCGGGCACGCACACGGTCAAGATCGCCTTCACCAATTCGTGCTGCCGCAACCTGTACCTGGACAAGGCCAATTTCGCGACGAGCGCGACGTCGACGGCGACGGCCACCCCGTCTGATCCGCCGACGTCGGCGGCCCCGAGCCCCTCGGACCCGCCGGCCACGTCCACGCCGACTGACACGGCCACGTCGACGCCCACAGCGACGTCCGACCCGACCGTGACCGCGAACCCGATCCCCGCATCCCCGACGGACACGGCCACCCCCACGGACCCGCCAACGACGTCCTCGCCGAGCCCGACGTCCACGGCCCCGACGGAGACCGGCACGATCGTCAAGACCGTCTACACCACGGGCTACGGCTACTGGGACAACACACCGGCAGGATCCAGCACGATCTCGAACCCGGTGATCCACCAGACCGACGGCGGCACCGGCACATGGGCCGACCCGGTCACCGTGGCCGTCGGCCACTCGATCATCAACGGCAAGGACATCCTCGACTACCCGGCAGGCGAGCGGTTCTACATCCCCAACCTGCAGAAGTATTTCATCGTGGAGGACACATGCGGCGACGGATCCTCCCCGCAGACGGAGCCGTGCCACCAGCTGTTCGGCAACACCACCGGCGAGTACGCCGGCCAGAACGCCGACCCCGGCTCGACCATCTGGATCGACCTCTGGGTGGGCGGCAATGCCCAGACCAGCGCGTCCATCACGAACGCCTGTGAGGACAAGATCACGGCCGACCACACCGTGATCTTCAACCCGTCGATCCAGACCTACAAGGTCGTCACCGGCGACATTTCCGGGTCGACCTGCCACACCGGCTACGGCGAGACCCCACAGCTCCAGTAGCACGACCCGAACCACCCCGCGAGGGGCGCCCCGACAGCTCGGGGCGCCCCTCGCCCCATCTTTTGTGAGAAGGACCCCCCATGATCCCGAACCGTGTCTACGCGAACGTCCTGCCCGTGAACCGGCCTGGGGCGCTGCCGACCAACGCGGCCCGCCTCGCCACGTTCGCGTCGGACCCGAGCAGGTACATGCTCACCGCCCCCATGCTCGCCCGCCGGCGCAAGCGCGACCGCGACGAGGCCGAGGAATGGGCCCGATTCGAGGCCAAGTGGCTCGAGAAGGAGGAGGCCCCCCGTGGCTGACTTCACGGAGCGGCAGGCGAAGGCGTGGCCGGCGGCCGTCGCGGAGATCCAACGCTACGTCGACACGTCGACGGTCCCCGAAGACCTGAACCACCACGAGTGGACGGTCCAGTGGGAGGACGAGACCCGCCCCGGCCGCGGCCACCGCCTGAACGCGGTCTGGTCCGACGGCGAGTACGTCGCCCAGGTGCTCATGGACGTCTACGGGGGCCCGTCGGTGTCCGTCGGCGAGGTCACCTGGATCCACAACTCGAGCGACGAGGAATGCTTGTGCGGCCCGTGCGAGGCGCAGCGCAGAGCCGACGACGAGCCGGCTGTGCCGTGCGGTGCGAAGGCCATCCTGCACCCGGGCGCGTTCGAGGTGACCTGTGTCCGGCCCGTCGGCCACGACGGATCCCATCAGGACGTAGAGCTCGGGTTCGTGTGGCCGCGGCCCGTCGTGTCCCTCACCCCGATCCGGACAGCCCCGCCCAGCTACCCAAAGTGCATTCACGGGCTCTCCAAGTGCCCGAGGTGCAGGCCATGAACAAGACGAAGTGCCGCCACTGCGGCGCCACCATCCGCTACGTCATCGGCCGCTGGGTCCACTCCTGGCACAACTGGCAGACCCCGCTCTGCACCGCCGACGGCGCCCGGTACGGACAACCGACCGGACAGACAGCAGAACCCAAGGAGGACGACCATGGCTGAGCGTCTCGAGGAGATCAAGGCCCGCCTCGCCGCGGCCACCCCCGGACCGTGGGAATGGGACTACAGCACGCTCGGCAGCGACGTCGCCGAGGTCGCCGAACCCAGCCTGAGCTGCATGCCCTACTGCTACGGCGGGACCGCTCGCATCGACATCAAAGCGGATGACGCCCAGTTCATCGCGCACTCCCGCGAGGACATCGCCTGGCTCATCGCCCAGCTCGAGCCCAAGCCCCCGACCCGGGCCCGCTGCAAGTTCGAGTGGCGCTGCCAGGACTGCCCCGCCGAGGGCGAGGGCAAGCTCGCGAACGACGTCCGCACGGCCGCGCTCGAGCACTGGAACGCCTGCGCGCACCGGGTGCAGATGGCCGACTGGAACGGATGGCACCGACCATGATCCCCGCGACCGCGCACACCACCGTCCGCCACGTCCCCGTCGGATCCATCCTCATCGGCGAAGACCTCCACCGGGACGTGAACAAGGTCATCACCTACGCCGCCCTCCTCGAGGACAACCCGGACCAGGACATGGAACCCGTGATCCTCCACACCACCGTCTCCGGCATGTACCGCATCGTGAACGGCCACCACCGTTTCGTGGCCGCCATCATCGCCGGACGCCCCGAGCTCCTCGCCGTCATCGTCGCGTGAGAGCCGCCGGCCGTTTCCTCGCCGGCGTGCTCGCGCTCGGCCTCGCCTACACCTACCGAACCGTCTACGTCGTCCTCGACGCCGTAAGGAGACCCCAACGATGAAGCCCTACAAGACCCTCAGCAACGGCACCGAGATCCTCACCGAGAAGGTGCCGAACGTCGGCACCGTCGTCTACCTCGACAGCGCCAAGGCCCCCGCCGACATGCGCCCCGCCGAAGCCGGCCGGATCATCCGCGGCGGCTACCAGCCCGCCCTGCTCTGCGCGTTCGCCCTCACCCCCGAATGCCTCCGCGCCCTCGCCGACCTCATCGAGAAGGGCACCGACGATGTCTGAGCCGACCACGGAGCAGCTGCGCGCGCTCGCCGACGAGGCGCGCGCCGACGCCCGGCACCACGCCTCAGTCACAGCGTCACCGAACACGCTCGAGGCCGACGCGATCGGCGCCGCGTACTGGCTCCGCCGGCGCGCCGACAGGATCGACGCGACCACCCTCCTCGACACGGCCCGCGCCGCCGGCCTCTACGACGGCCCCGAGGGCGACTGGAAGTACGACCACGACCTCCGCGCGGCCCTGCACGCGGACAGGCCCGTCGTGTCCGCGAGGGGCAGCATCGAACGCCGCGAGCACACCCGCGACCACCTCGCCCAGTTCACGAAAGGGGCCCCCGCATGACCACCGAGACGTCGCCGGCCGTCGCCACCCGGAACCGGCAGCGCATCATCCCCGCCGCCCTCAAGTTCGAGCTCGAGGACACCGCCGCGTGCATGGAAGCCCTCGGCCGCCTCATCGAACGACTCTGCGAGGAGGCCGACCAGTGACCGGGTTCATCCTCACCGAGTACCTCAACCTCGGCCTCGGCGCGGCCACCGCATTCGTCCTGTTCTGCCTCGCCGCCGGTGCCGCGATCCTCACCCCTGGGCGCATGCCCGGCCGGTGGAAGCTCTACGTCCTCGCCGGCATGTTCGCCGCCGCCTACATCTGGCTCATAGCCACCCTCGCCACCGTCGGAGGTGCCCAGTGAGCGGCGGCAAGGACCCGTGCTGCATCGTCTGCCGCGGCAAGGCCGGGAAGTGCCTTACGGACTTCACGTGCGACCACCACCGGCGGTTCATCGACGAGGAACCCACCCACGCGACCCACCGCGACCCGACCGCCGAGCAGGCGCTCCGGAACATCGACCGCGAGGAACAGGAGAGGAGGAACCGACCACGATGACCGCCACCGCCGTCACACCCGACGAGGACACCCTCACGGCCCTCGAGGAGGGCCTGGACGCGCCGCGCGTGTGCGAGCACCCGCACCACCTCGAGAACCAGGGAACGCACGACGACGGCCCCGCTACGCACTGGGCCATGACACGCCACGAGTGTTTCGGCCCCGTCGGCATCCCCTACCCGGTGTGCGCGGCCTACGCCGCATACCTCGCCGTGCCCGACGCCGAGCGGATCATCCGCTGCTCATGGTGCAACGAGAACGTCGGCCACGACGCCGTCTGGACGATCGGGAGGATCCATGCCTAGGGACACGAGACCGTACATCACGGTCACCAATGAGCTGTTCCGGCACCCGAAGTTCCTCCGCATGTCCCGCTCCGCGAGGCTCCGCATCCTCGAGCTGTGGGCCCGCTGCAACGAGTTCAAGACGGACGGATACGTGGACGACGGGACCTGGTCCGAGATCCCCGCGAAGGAACGGAAAGAGCTCACCGAGAACGGCTGGATCGAGCTCCGCGACGGCCGCCGGGAATGCCACGACTACCTCAAGCACCAGAAGTCGAAGAAGGAGCTCGAGGCGCTCAAGTCGAACCGCTCCGGAGCAGGCACCTACGGCACCCACGTACAGCACCACGAACGCAAGGGCATCGTGAAGCCCGGATGCCCGTTCTGCCCCGAAGAACCGCCGATCGACGAGCCAGACCCCACACCCTCCGTCGCCTCCGCATGGTGACAAGTGTCAAGACAAGTGCCATGGCAAGTGTCAAGACAAGTGCCAGACAAGAGTCATGACAAAACCCATGGCCCTTGTCTGGCAAACACCAAGACAAAACCGTGACAGGACCCAAGACAAACCGGTGACAAAACGGTGGCACCAGTACCAATACCAACTACTCACCTGAGTGCCTACCTCACCTCTGCTTATCCCTTGGGAACCTTCATCATCATTCGTCACCTACCAGAACGTGAGGCTCGCATGAGCACGATCGACGACGCCCGCCTGCAGGCCGCCAACGCCTACACACCCTCCGAACACTCCGCCGCCCTCACCTCCGCCATGCTCGCCATCGCCGAGGAGCTCCACACCGCGAACCTCATCGCGATCATGTCCAACACCTACGAGATCCGCGGCGACCACCCCCTCCACGACCAGATCGTCACCCGCCTCGGACTCCGGGAGGAGACGAAGTGACCGAGCCCAGGTTCACACCACTCGACGCCCACGACGCAGCCCGCATCATCTGCCGCCGCCGACCCCACTGGGACGAGAAAGGCGTCATCGCCGCCCTCGGCCGCACCGCCTACGACCTCGACATCACCCAGGCACTCCACGCCGGCCTCTCCGCCGCCGCCGACCCCGAAGCCCGCACACCCGACGCGATCCTCTGGGAACGCCACAAGGCCAAGCCCGTCCAGACCCCCGCACAACGACCCGGACAGCAGGCCCCACGCTGCCGCGAACACACCTGGCTCAACGCCAACAACTGCCCCGCCTGCTGGTCCGAGGTCAAATCCGACCCACCCACCCGCACACGCGACCAGATCGGCCTCAAAATCCACGACTGACCCCAGGAGCCCCCAAGTGACCCGGATCCTCATGCTCGACATCCCCGCCCCACGCGTCCACCACCGCGGCAAGCTCCACGACTCCCCCGTCTGGATCTCCTCCAACGAGCGCACCCCACGCATGGCCGTCGCCGCCAAGACCACCAAATGGATCCAGGCCACCACCCAAGCCCTCGCCGACCAGTACCCCGTCGTCCCCAAGCAATTCCAGAACCGGGTACTCATCACCGGCCGCATCTACAAGCCCACCAACAACCGCTACGACCCCATGAACCTCTACCCCACCGGCAAAGCCATAGTCGACGCCCTCACCCGCGCCGGCATCCTCCACGACGACGACTGGACCCACGTCCTCGGCCCCCTCATGGACCACGGCGGCAAAACCCCCCGAGGCTCCGAGCACATCCACATCACCATCGAGGAGCTCCGGTGACCCTCGAGGCCAACATCCACGCCCTCACCCAGCCCCACACCCACACCCAGCGAGGCGTCACAGGCACACAGGCCCCACTCATCACCCAGCTCCGCACAGCCCTCCACGACCGCGACGGCAGAGGCGGAAACGGCGGCGACACAGCCCTCCCATTCAGCGAAGAAGCCCACGACCTCCTCGAAGCCATCACCGCCGAAGCCCGCGAATACGCCGACGAACACACCGGACGCACCTGGACCCGCCTCGAAACCAACATCCGCGCCCTCAACGCCGCACACACCCCCGCCGACCGGGAATACCTCACCGGCGCCACCCAAGACTGGATCGACCAGATCCGAGCCCTCACAGACCCGCCACGGCCCCGCCGCAAACTCGAGAACACACCCTGCCCCGCATGCTCATCCACACGCACCGCAGACCGCCGCACAGCCCTCACAGCCGGCCTCTGGGACACCGCAGACCGCATGCTCCCACCCGGCCTATGGCACGTCGAATGCGGCGCATGCGGAGCCCAATGGCAAGGCCCACAAATCGCCTGGCTCCTCACCACACTCCGCCACGACACGCCCAAAACGCACACCTAGTGCCACAAACCACACACGCTGTATGCTGAGCACGCCTAGGGACAAGTGTCGAAACTGCCAGCCGCCAAATACAGGCCCACACAGCAGCCCACACACAGGCCCACACAGCCCCGAATACCAGCCCCCATATGCCACGCCACACAGCACGCATACAGGCCCACAACGAGGCACACAGCCACCCACAGCAGCAGCAACAGCGACGCCACGCGTGGCATGGCACAACAGCTAGCACAGCACAGTGTGCAGCACAGTGTGACAACACACACGCAGCACAGCACACACAGTTGAAGGCACAAGCAATGCGCCCCTCGGCCAGCCAGCCGGCCAGTGGCAGACACGCCGCATGCAGGCGCGCGCAAGCCCTCAGCAATCCCCCCAGTATTGCGAGCAGGCCACTACAGCCCAGCAACGGCGCGGAACTAGCGCGCCACTGTAGCCGTGCACTGTAGCCGTGAGGCCCCCGAACCGCACCCCGGCCAGCCGCCGGCCGCCGCCCCTCGAGGCCGGCCGGCGGCAGGGGGTGGGGGGTGCAATTCATCCGCCCGGGGGGCTCCATACCGGACTACCCGTTCCGGGTGTCTGTATCGCGTGCGGGTCAGGCGACCCCACCTCAGATTTTCCGCTATCGCGCGGGTCACGGGAGGTTTGCCATGGGCGACGCTGTGTGGGTTCTGGGTGGGCTTGGGGCGTTGGTGCTGGTGCCGTGCGTGGCGGGGTGGCTGTTGGGCCGTGTGACGGGCACTGAGGGGTCCGGGCGGTGAGGTTCACGGCGTGGACGTACTGGCTGGCGTACCGCCACTGGCTCGGGCTCGAGAAGTGGGCGGCGGCGTGGCCGAACCCGCACAAGCGGGCTGTGTACGCCGCGCAGGTGGATCGGATTGCGTGCCGTGCGTGGCGGGAGGGCGGCTGGTTGACGCGTCTGCTGGTGGGCGTGCTCTGGTGACGTTGAGGAGGGTTGTGGGATGCCTGGTCGTCCGAGGATGGCGAAGTCGCCGGAGGAGCGTGCGGCGAAGCGTGCTGCGGCTGTTGAGGCGGGTTTGACGACGGGGTCGGCTGCGCCGGCGTTCGTTGAGGGCAATGATGTGGCGCTGTCGTATGGGGCGTATGCGCCGGCTGTGGTGACGCCTCGGGCGGAGTCGATGCTGGAGGAGCTGCTGGAGGATCCGGATTTCCCGGAGTATGCGAAGGCGCGGATGTCGCGGCCTCTGCTGTTGCGTTTGTGCCAGGTGCGGGTGCGGATTGCGCTGTGGTGGGAGGCGGTGGAGGACCAGGGCGTCGGGGCGGGCGATGAGGTGACGCTGACGCAGGAGACGGTGACGGGTGGGGGCGAGAGCGGCCCGATGAAGCGTCGTGGCCGGTCGGTGAAGTCGACGCCGGCTGAGGAGACTCTGCGGCGTTGGGTGGCGCAGGAGGAGAAGCTGTGCACGGTGCTGGGTTTGACGCCGGTGGCGCGGGCCCGGATGGGCCGTGACGTGTCTGCGGCGGCGTCGTCGTTGGCTGACTTGTGGAAGGACGGCGAGCCGTCGTGAGGCATTGGGAGCTGTGGACGGTGGCTGTGGTGGTGTTCCTCGCGGTGGGCGCGCCGGCGCTGGGTGTGCTCGAGTGGCCGCTGGGCCTGGCCCTGGGTGGGGCGTGGCTGGGTGCGGCGGCGGAGCGCGGGAGCGGGTCACGATGAGGTGGCTGTGCTCGTTGGGGTTCCATTCGTGGCGGTTCGAGTCGATCCGGCCGAATGGGAACGACTTCGTGGATTCGTGGTCGCTGCATCGTCGGTGCCGGCGTTGCCGGCTGTCCTGGTTCAAGACTGTTTTCCGGTTCCCGAGGAGGGTCCGCACATGAGCTCACCGAGCATCGGCCGTATCGTGCACTACCACTCGTATGGCACCCCGGGCGGGGAGTACGTGTCTGAGCCGCGTGCCGCGGTCGTCACGTGCGTCTACGAGGGCACGATGGCCGCCGGCCTCGCGGTGTTGAACCCGACGGGCATGTTCTTCCGGGAGACGGTCCCGTTCGCGGAGGAGCCGACCCCGGGCTGCTGGTCTTGGCCCCCGAGGGTCCCGTGAGCGCGGTGGCTGAGGTCAGGTTCGACGGCGTGACGTACGTGGCCCGGTCGGAGGCCGGCCGCAAGCTGGTGTCGGACTGGCTGGAGGCGAACGGGATCGACGCGAAACGTGTCCTCCTAGACCCGCCGATCAATGTGACGGAGGGCCGGATCCGGTGCACGGCGGTCGTCCTCGGGCCGCATGGCGAGCTCCAGTACCGCTACCCGGATGACGTGATTGCCGCCGAGGAGATCGACGTGCCCGTGGTGAAGGAGTGGCGCTGGTGAGCCTGCACCTCGGCCGGTCGTGGTGGCCCCAGCATCACATCGAGGACGACTGTGAGTGCCCGAAGGCCCCGTGCGGGCTGGTGGACGCGGACACGGCCCTGCCGGACTGCCCGGAGCACGGCTGGAAGGCGGCGAAGACGATGCGGGAGATCCACCGTGCCGAGCTGTGCGCCGCGAAGCTCGAGGCCCTCGGGATGAACCGGTGAGCGCGCAGGAGATCCTCGCGGCGGAGAAGGCCCTCGGGATCGAGCTTGTGGACTGGCAGCGGTCGATCGTGCAGCGCATGCTGGACGCCCAGGCGGTCGTAGTGTGGCCGAAGCGGGCCGGGAAGACGGCCGTCGTCAAGGTCGTGCGCCGGATCTGGGGCGTCCGCGCCGGCCTCGTCGTCGTCGATGAGGCGGCGGACCTGCCATGAGCGTCCTGATCCTCTGCGGCGACATGCGCGAGGGGCACCGGCTCGCGATGGCCCTCGGCGGGAGCGCCGGCCAGCGGATCACGGTCGCGGGCCCTGGCATCGTCATCCCGGGCGCGGCGGGTGTGCGCGGCCGGATCTTCACGTGCATCCTCGAGGGCCCGTCGTTCCTCGACCTCCCGAACGAGGTGCGCCGGCAGATGCGCGAGCAGGCCGGCCCGTGCCTCGCCGCGGAGCCCATGGGCGTGCACCTCGTGGCCGCCGAGCTGAACCGGTCCGTGCTGACCTGAACCGACCCCTTGGAGGTGTGTGCCGTCCCTCCAGGATCTTCGTGCGGCCCGTGACGACTTCGGCCTGTTCTGCGAGCTCGTCGGCAAGCCGCGCACCCCGTTCCAGCTCGAGGCGATGAAGCTCGAGGCGCGGCAGACGGTCATCGTCGCGCCGCGCCAGTGCGGCAAGTCGGAGTCCCTGTCCCTCCGGGCGGCGTGGGGCGCGCTCCGCCAGCCGAACCAGCTGGTCATGATCGTGTCCGCGTCGGAGACGGCGGCGATCCGCCTGCTCTACACGGTCCGGGAGGCGTTCGACCATCCCCTGCTCAAGGGGTCCCTCGCGGAGGAGCCGACGCAGACCAGGATCGTCCTCTCGAACGGCTCGAGGATCCTGTCGGTGCCGGCGTCGCCGAAGTCGATCCGTGGCTGGTCCGTGGACCTCCTCATCGTCGATGAGTGCGCGTTCGTCGACGACGACGTGCTCCTGTCCTCGGCCCTGCCGACGACGACGGCGCGGCCGGACGCCAAGGTCGTGCTCGCGTCGACCCCGTGGGGCGACGCCGGCGCGTTCTTCAACCTCGCCATGCAGGGCATGCAGGGCACGTCGGAGCACACCCGCACGTACCGGTGGAAGCTGACCGACGCCCCCTGGATCCACCCGGCAGTGGTGGAGGCCGCGCGCGCGTCCCTGCCGCCGCTGAGGTTCCGCGCCGAGTACGAGGGCGAGTTCATCACCTCGGGCGACGCGTACTTCGACCGGGCGGACATCATGGCGTGCATCGCCGACTACCCGCTGTCCCGGGAGGGCAACGGCATGCCGGCGGCGTGCGGGCTGGACTGGGGCCGGCAGCAGGACGCCCACGCGATCGTGCTCGCCGGAGCGCTGGAGGACTACGGCGCGAACCCCATGCCGGTCATCATCCTCCCCTGGCTGGAGACGTCCCGCCGGCCCTACGGGGCCCAGGTGTCCGAGGTCGAGGCCCTCGCGAAGATGTGGGACCTCGAGGTGCGGACGGAGACGAACGGCGTCGGCGCGTACCCGTCGGAGGAGCTCGAGCGGCGCCTCGGCGGCTGGACGAACGTGAAGAAGCAAGGCTCGTCCCAGCGGTCCAAGGAGGACTACTACGGGCGCCTGCAGGTGCACCTCGCCGAGCGGTCGATCGTGCTCCCCCAGCATGAGGAGCTCCTCCGGCAGCTGACGGGGATCACGGCGACGTCGACCCCGATGGGCGGGCTGAGGATTGAGGCCAGGCAGGAGTCGGTGCACGACGACCTGCCCGACGGGCTCGTGCTCGCCGTGTCGCACCTGCCGAAGGACATGGAGGCCATCAGCGGCCTCGAGGCCCCGGAGGGCACCGAGTGGGCGGAGACCCCCGAGGGTATCCGGGTGCCCCTCCCGGTCCGGACCCGCCGCGCGGAGCCGGACTGGGGCAACGTCTACGCCGGCTCGATGTCCAACGCCCCCAAGGTGCCGGCCGAGCGTGAGGTCCCGAACCCGTGGATGGAGGTCTACGGCAACCGGAAGCCGGGTGCCGTGCAGGCCCTCCACCGTCTCAAGGAGATCAGCGGATGATGCCGGACAAGCGACTGTCGGACGCCGAGCTCGCGGCCGAGAAGCACGCCGCCGTGCTCGGCGTCTACCGGGCGAAGGTCCACGAGGCGCGCGGCCTCGAGGGCGCGCTCGACTGGCTCCTCGTGGTCACGAGGTTCGCCCACGCCCCCCACTTCGACGAGGTCACTGAATGAGCGCGTACTGGTCCTGGATCCTCACCGCCGTCGGCGTGTTCGGGATCTGGTTGTCCGGCCGGAAGTCCCGGTGGGGCTGGGCGGTCGGGCTCGGCGCCCAGTTCCTCTGGCTCGCCTACGCGATCGCCACCCAGCAGTGGGGGTTCCTCGTCTCGTGCGTTGCCTACGGCACGGTCTACGCCCGGAACTTCGTCCGCTGGACCCGCGAGCGCAAGGCCGGCGCATGACACCGGACGAGCTCGAGGCGGCGCTGAGGGCCCGTTTCCCGGCACCGTACAGCCTCACCCTCCGCCAGCTCGCCGAAGCCGCAATCGAGCTCCTGGGCCCCTCCCCCGCCCCCGTGGCGGCCGTTGAGGACGACGGCGCGCTCACGCCCGAGCAGGCCCGGAAGCTCCTCGAGGAGCAGGACAACGGGTTCATGGGCCGACGGACCCTGTTCGCGGAGAAGGCGTGCCAGCACTGCGGCGGCGTGCACGTGCGGAAGTGCCCCGCCGTGAAGCAGCTCGAGTACCACCCGGACGGCAAGGTCAAGCGCGTCGTCTACTACCCCCACGGCCAGTGGCCGGCCGATGAAGTCCTCTGGCTCGAGGACGTCATCGCCGCGGCCCAGGCCGACGACGACACCCCCTAGGAGGTCTGTGGCAAAGGGCAACGCCATCGCCGCGGCGATCCTCGCGACGGGCGGCAAGAATCCGGGCACCGCCGCACAGCTGCACCACCAGGCGCAGTTCGACGTGAACCAGCCCTACAAGCCCCTCCCCCGCCCCCTCGAGGTGTTCAACCAGGGCCAGTTCGGGCCCATGGCCCCGATGCAGCCCATGCCGGTCGACGTGCCGCGCGAGGACTCCGGCCGGCCGGACCCCCGCCGCGCCCAGTACCCCGTGGGCTGGAACCTCCCCACCGGCCAGCCGGGATCCGAGGGCCTCAAGCTCGTCCCGTTCGCCGCGCTCCGCACCGTCGCCGACGCCTACTCCGTCGCCCGCGCATGCGTCGACCACCGCGTGAACGAGATCGTGTCGATGGGCTGGGACATCGTCCCGACCGTTGAGCAGATCCAAAAGATGAAAGGCGACCCGGACCTCCGCGAGGACTGGGAGAAGCGCCGCCGGCAGGTCGTCGACTTCTTCCAGCACCCCGACTCGGACCGGGCGAAGTACCCGACGTTCGAGGCGTGGCTCACCGCCCTCCTCGAGGACCGGTTCGTCATCGACGCCGGTGCCGTGCACCTGCGGCCCCCGCGCCGGCGCGGCGCGGGCCCGTTCGGGTCCAACCTCGCCGCCCTCGACCTGCTCGACGGGTCGACGATCCGGCCGCTCCTCGACATGTACGGCGCGACCCCCGGGCACGGCACCGTCGCCTACCAGCAGTACATCTGGGGCGTGCCGCGCGTCGACCTGACCTCCGTGATCCTCGGCGACGACATCGCGGGCCTCGGCGACCCCGCCGCGACGTTCACCTCGGACCAGCTCATCTACCTCCGCGACACCACGCGCGCCTGGACCCCGTACGGGTTCAGCTGTGTGGAGAAGGCGATCAAGCCCATCACGATCGGGCTCCTCCGCCAGACCTACCAGGAGGACTACTTCACCGAGGGGTCGGTGCCGGCCAGCTACATCACGCCGGGCGACTCGATCGCGACCCCGCAGCAGATGAGGCAGCTGCAGGACGCGCTCAACGCGCTCGCCGGCGACGTCGGCGCGAAGCACCGCATCATCGTCCTCCCCCCGGGATCCAAGGCGGACCCGCAGAAGGCGATCCCCCTCGCGGACCAGGCGGACGAGTTCATCATCAGCCAGGTCAGCATGCCGTTCGCCATGACCCCCATGGACCTCGGCGTGACGCCGCGCGTCTCGGCCGTGCAGTCGCCGGCGGAGACCAAGCAGATCTCGGACATCAACACTGAGAAGGGCACGAACGCCCGGATCAAGCCCGTGCTGAACCAGCTCAAGGCGGACCTGTTCGATCTCGTGATCCAGCGGATTTTCGGTCAGCGGGACATGGAGTGGTACTGGGGCACGCCGGCCGAGGAGGAGGAGAGCAACGTGGGGACCCACGTGCAGCTCACCTCCAATGGGCTCGAGTCGATCGACGAGGCCCGTATCTCGATGGGCAAGAATCCGTGGGGCCTGCCGGAGACGTCAGTGCCTGGGATCAAGACGGCGACGGGCTACATGCCCCTCACCGTGGCGGTGCAGGCGGCGGAGGCGTCCGTGGCGGCGGCGGCGGGTGCTCCCGGCGCGGCCGGCGCGCCGCAGCTGTCGGGCCAGCCCGGGCAGCCGAAGCCGCCCGCAGTCGGCGCGAAGCCGGCCCAGGGGCAGCTCCCCGCTGCCGCCGCGAAGCCGCCCGTGCTGTCCACGCCGGCGCACGACGCGATCCGCGCGGCCACCGGCACCCCGCCGGCGGCGAAGGACGTCACGGCCGAGCTCCAGAAGCTCCAGCGGTTCCTCCGCAAGGGCAAGCCTCTCGAGGAGTTCAAGACGGACATCCTGACCGCGGAGGCACTCACGGCGGCCGGCGAGGCGCTCGAGAAGGTAGGCCCGAAGGGCTACATCCACGGATGGATCTTCGTGGGCATCCCGGTGGTCGGGGCGCAGGTCTACCACCCGCACCACGGCTATGGGACGGTCACGGGGCGCACGGCGAACGACGTGCACGTGAAGTTCGACGGCGAGGACCACCATCGCGCGTTCCCCGTCTCGCACAACCCGGCGCACGCGCGGCTCAAGCCTGGGTTTCACCCGAACGGGCAGGAGCCGGGCGAGCATGTGGAGCTACCGGGCCTCGGCGAGCCGAAGCTCCCCGAGCCCGAGGCCCCGAAGACGGCCGACGAGCGGCACGCCGAGATCACGGCGCACCTCGCGGACAGGATGCTCAAGGGCAACCTCCACCCGCACGAGCTCAGCGACACCCAGCTCGAGGAGGTCGCAGCCGAGCTCAAGAACCGGCCCGGCAGCCGTGAGGTCGACGACCGTCTCCGCGAGATCCAGGCGGAGCGGGACGCGCGCGAGCACCCAGCCGGCGCTCTCTCCCCGGAGGAGCGGCAGC